CATCGTACCAGGGTAGTTTGCCATCGGACGCCGCACCCATCTTGTTCGCAACGTAACGCGAATACATAAGGCCGGTGTTCTGGTCAAGGACGCAGTTGTTGGAATGTGCTTCGCGCTTGGCGATGGAAACGCTTGCGCCCGCGTCCTCGTTTACCAACGCTTCGAGAGTGACAATCTCTGCCGCGACGTTGCCGATAGCGACGGTATAAACACCATTGTTGCTGGCGCTTCCGGTGATCACGATGATGTCATTGGTTTTGAAAATTGCCAACGCACCCGCGGCTGAAGTAATCTTCTTTGTTGCGGCATCGAAAGCGATATCGGTGGCTGTCAGGTGAACTAAATCAATATTGACCGTGCCTGAGTATTGTCCGGCGCTCAGGACGGTATAGGCTTTGGCGAGGCCTTTCTTGTAATAGCCATCGTCCAGTTTGCCGGAGTATTGCGTAGTTTGTCCGGTTTTGAGTAGTCGGCCACGGCGCCGTGAAAAAACTCCTGCTTGCACTCCACTCATTCTAGGCCTCCGTCCAGTGGTTTAGCACTGAAACTTTGCCTGTGATGCCCGCGCCGCCAGCGGCCAAGGTAACAATCATCGCTGTGTTTACGGCTGCGCTTTTCTTTGGCTGTGGGAAAATGATGACCCCAGGGCCGCCCTCGTCAATGTCCATTGTGAACACAGTCGTGCCGCTCACGTCCTCAACTTTGAGATTGCCGCCAATGGGGATGCCACCGATATATGACCAAGCAATGCCAGTGATGCAATGTTTGAGCGCGGCTTCAGCGGCATAAGTCACAATTGCAGCGGCATTGGCTGCAGGGGCGTGGACATCGGCGGAGGCGCAGACGATTGGCACGCCCTCCGTTTTCAACCCTCCGCCAGCACCCAGGGCGGCGGGCAATCGGTCGGCGATTTTCTTCCGCACGCTCGATAACCAACCCAGCAGACCGCTTCCGCCTGCCTCCAGGTTTTCGTCAGTGATGGCGTCACCGGTGTCAATGGTTACTTTGTCGGCAACGGTAAGGGCTACGTCGGTCTTCAAGGCGTAACTACCATCTCCGTTATCCACGGCTCGCATCGGTACGGGATGATTTTCCTGGTCATACATTATTACAAGTTTATCGGCCATAGTAGCCCTTCTCTTTCGTTATTCCGTGCCTTCGGCGGGCGTGACATGCAGTTCGCCAGTAGTAAGTATTGTTGTCGGCATCGATCTTGATTAGTTCCAGGTTCGGCTGGGCGTCTTCGAGAAAATCATTCAATGTGATGGGAGGCATGGCGGCTATCCTTTCCTGGGGCCAGTCTTGACGGCTTTTTCCAGTCCGATCGGTTTCAGGTCGGCTGTTTCGATCACTTCCCGGCCGCCTTTCAGCGGTTCGACGATCCCGGCGGCGATCATGCGGGCAGCTTCGCCTTTGTCGGCAACCTCGATCTCGTCGCCGTGAGTGAAGGATTGCAGCCCTTCTTTGGGGTGTATACGGGCAAGGGGGGTAACAACACGGTATCTCATAGGATTTCTCCTTGAGGGGCGGACATACAGGTCCGCCCCTGCAAAATCGTTGGATTAGGTGTGCTGGATCAGGTAGCCGATTGCGGACGGCTGCAAGACCTTGAAAACGCAGCGGAAGTACATCCACAGCTTGACCTGTCCGGTGGTGGCGGCGGAGTAGGGATCCCGCAGCAGGGTGAAGCCAGCGCCTTCGCGCATCCCGACAAAGTTCCAGTTGCCGAAATAGGCGCTCTTCAGGCCGGCGGTCATGGCCCCGGCTTTGGTGGAGAAGTGGACCGGATAGCCGAGAATTTCGCGGCCAAGGGACCCGCCGGGGTTCTCGGCGTACAGGCGCGGGTTGCCGGTGATGACGGCAATGGCGCCGAAAGTGGAGGGCTTCATCACCCAGGCCACGGACTTGGTGTCATCCAGGTAATCACCGACGGTGTCGTTCAGGACGACGGCTTCCGGTTCCCCGGCGGCGATGGCGGTGGCTGTGGCAGTGGTCTTCAGACTGGTGCCGCTGGCAGCCACCTCGGTCAGAAGCAGGGCGTTGCGGGTCTTGGCCATACCGCGGGCGATCCAGTCGGTCAGGAAGTCCATCAGACGGGCGTCCTCGTCTTCGAGCAACTGGTGGCTCAAGGTGATGTACTTGCTATAGAGCAGCAAGGTCATGGCCGCCTGGCCGATGGCCGGGGCATCCTGATCGAAACTACCGGCTTCGCTGGTGACAATGAACTCGCCGTCCGTCTCGTTGTCATACGGGACATTGACCGTGGTGCCCTTGCCGGGGATGTTGCGCACGCCTAACTTGGTGGCGAGATCGCTCTCGGTGCGCTTGGCAATGACGCCGTTGTACATGCCGGTGGGGTCCACGTAGCCGCCGTCGGCGGCGGTGCCGACGTTCATGTCGGTGTTGTTGCTGGCGCGGATTGAGATGCCTTCGTCGCTGGCGAGGTCGCGCAACCCTTCGGGAACGATTCCCATGCGCAGGTAGGATTTCAGGCTGCTTGCGAAGGTGTCGCCGCGGGGATTGCGCAGGACGACGGGGGCCACGCCGGGGCGCTGGGGGGGGACGGCTTCAACGAAGCGGGCGCGGGCAATGCGGCTATCGAGCGTCTGGATGTCGGACTGGAACTTGTCCCAGGTGACCTGCTCTTCGGCGGACAGATTGCGGGTTTCGGTTTCGGCCAGGGCGTTCAGGTCACGCGCCTGGGTCATCAGGGCGTCACGTTCAGCCAGTAGTTCACGTTCGGTTTTCATGGTGTTTCTCCTTGTTGGTTAGTTGATGGGTGGTTTCGATACGCCGATAAAGCATCGGCTACTCAACCACCGGATGATCGGTCGAGCAATTGCAGGGTGCGGGTGCGGACCTTGCGGCGGGCTTCCGTTTTGGCAGGTTCGTCTTCTGCGCCACCTGACGCAGCCTGACGCGCCTGTTCCTGTTTCAAGGCTTCGACCTGCGACCGCACACTTGCGGTGGTGGTGGGGTATGCCGGGAAAGTGACCGGCGATACGTCGTAGAGTTTGTCCACTTCAAGAACTGCCCGCAGGGGCAAATCCTGGGGGTTCTCTGGGTTGGTCCAGAGTTCCTTGCGGACGGTGAAGGCGAAGGATGAATGGCGAATGTCGCCGCGCTGGACGCGGGAATAGAAGTTCATCGCTTCCTGATCCTCGGGATTGACGTTGATGGCGTAGTGCAGACCTTCATTTTCCCGGTCTTCCAGTTTCAGGGTTCCTGCGATGGTGCGACCGAGGACGGTGTCCCAATTGTGGTTGGGGGCACCGATCACGTCGGGGTTCTCGCTCAGCACGCGTTTGAATGCTCCAGGGCGGATGACTTCACGGAAGAAATCGCCGATGACGGCTTCCCGGTTGTAGACAGCAGCCATGCCGGAGATAGTGGGGGGCTCGCCCTGGGCAGCGGCGCGGACTTCGATCTCCAAGTAGCGGCGCTCGATGGTGTCGGTCTGGGGGGTGGTGGGTGCGGTCATATCGGTCATGTCGGTTATCCTTTGTTTTCGAACCGGGCGGGATGACCCCGCCCCTACGGTTATTCGGCGGGCGGTGCGAGAAGGCGGCAGATAAAGGCTTCGGGGTCGAGTGCCGGGATCACGGTCCGGTTGGCGCGGCGGTCGGCGGCGGTGCGGGCAGCGACCGTTGTCAGAATGTCCAGGTCGAGCATCCCGGCTTCGACGCAGGGGCGGAATGAGCGGCGGATGAAGGATGGCAGTTCGGCGGTGTAAAACTCTTCTTCCCAGGCGGTGAATTTATCGGCCTTGCCTTTTTCCTGCCAGCGGGCAATGGCGTCACGCTGTTCGTTGGTCTCGTAGCGGGCAACCCGTTCAGCAATGTCGAGCAGGATGGGCGTGGCAGAGCGGGGCTGAACCTTCCCAGGCTGGCCCTGCCCGGCTTCGCCCATGTTGAGCGGGAAGCGGTAGGTGTCGCCGCCTTTGTACGGATTGCGGTTTTCGGCTTCGCGGGCTTCGTTGGGGGAGAGAATGCCGTTGCCGATGGCAGTGGCATAGGCGGTCATACGGGACTGGATGTCGGTGCGCAGGAGCGCATCCACCAGGTGTTCGAAGTAATATTTCAAGCGTTCAGCGGGCAGGAGCAGGTCTTTGTTGAGCTGCTGCTCAATGCGCACCAGCCAAGGGCGCAGGGTATGCGCCAGGTAGCCGAGTTCCTGCTGCTCGATGCCGGTGCCCCAGGAGGTGGAGTTGGTCACGTCGCCAAGCATGTGGGGCGGGATGCGGAACATGCGGGCGATCTCGGAGACTTGAAATTGGCGGGTTTCGAGAAATTGGGCTGCATCGGGTTCGATGCCGATGGTTTTGATGTCGAGGCCTTCTTCCAGCACGGCCACTTTGCCCGTGTTCTCCGCGCCGCGATAGGTGTCGTTCCAACTCTCGCGCAAGTTCTTTCGCGCTTCGGGTTTCATTGGTTTTGGGGAGGTAAGTACCACAGTGGGGCGGGCATCATTGGCGAAGAAGCGCGAGCCATACTTTTCGGCGGCAATGGCCAGCCCGACGGCGTTCTTCGCCAGGGAGATACGGGAGTAGCCGCGGATACCGTCGAAGCCGAAAGCGGGGATGTGCAGGAGGTCCTGCTGGCGGAAGGCGATGCGCTTCCCGGCGTCATTCTGATACAGGTAGCGGCGTTCGCCGTCGGCCCGGAAGATTTCCATGCGGGAGGGATTGAGCGGCCAGAGTTCGGTGACCACGCCGCGCTCGTCCCACAGCATCTGGGCGAAGAAGTTGCCCCAGCCGAGCATGTGCCCCACCTGAAGTTCACGGTAGACCATGCTGGTCATTTCAGGGTTGGGAGCGTTGTGCATCAGGGTGTAGCAGGGATGATCGGTGGCGCGCTCTTTGCCGCGCTCCAGGCGACGATACAGGATCATGGGCAGGCTGGAGGTGTCTTCGGTGAGAATGGTGAAGCCAGCCAGCACCGCTGTGACCTTGAGCGAGCCTTCCACGCTGACATTGATCCCCGAGGCCGATTCGCCGATGCCCAGGCTTTCAAGCAGCCACTGGGGAGGGGATGTAATAGATACGTCGCGCTGATGGATGATCTGGCGCAGCATTTAGGCTTTGTCCTTGCGGGGTTTGGCAGGGTTGACCAGCCATATCGCCAAGCCGATCAGAAGAGTGCCGGTGATCACCAGCGCCCACGGCCACGAAATAGCCAGTCCTGATCCAATAAAAATAAAGATCAGACCAAAAAGCAAAATAATGTCAGGGGCTTCCAGCTTGGATTTTGGTTTGGGTGCCTGTTCTGGCATGTGCGCTCCGCGGCTTAAATGCAAAACCGGCCACATGTGCAAACCTTGCGGTTCGCAATATGGCCGGTGGTAAAGTCGGTCGTTCCCTATGGATGAGCCTACCTGTGGCGGCTAGAACTCAATTTTCGCCATCTCTGGCGGTCATTCGAAAACATATTAGCACAAACTTTCTAAGATTGCAAGAGTGGGGAGGCCTGCCATTTTCCAAATATTGCAACCAGCGGGCCACTCATCGCTCGAATGCGCTCGGGGTGCGGGCATCGCTGGAAGGCTTCCCGCCAGCCGGCCAGGTGCTCTGCGAGCGGGGTCTGGTAGGCCTGGTTGCGGGGGTCGTCGCCGGGCGGGATGGGGTTGCGGTACAGGTCCATGCCACAAAGCAGCACCGGGCTGCAGCCCAGCCAGCAAGCAAACCAGCAGGCGAGGTGACTGGAGAAACGCCCCTGCCACCAGGTCGAGCCGCCCAAATCTATATCCATTTCGGGCTGGCGGGTGACGAACAGTCCGCCTTTGCTGCGGATCTCGTCTCCGGGCATGGGCATCCGGGCCAGGTCATCCAGAAAAACGGTGTAGTCGGCATGGATATAGCGCAGGGCGTGGTGGTTGACGCTGATCAGCACCGCGCCGGGCGGGACCCGGGGCAGGTCCGCTGGCAGGCTGGGTCCGCCGCCCAGGACGGCGGCGGGGCGGCCAGCGTGGATGTTCTGTAAGGATGCGATGGGGATCATGGGGAGTCCGCCGAACGGCAAGCGTTAACCGCTCTCGGCGGGCTTCGCATTATCGGATTGATCAGTATCAGGCCGGGAAGTTTCCGCAGCCTTCAAATAGTCGGGTGCACCCATGATGATGGCGGATGAGGTTGTTTCTGAGAACGCTGTGTTAGGCGCTCTGACACGCCACCAAGATTCCAATAACCCATAAGCGGCGCGTGGTCTAAGACAGTATCACCTTCTGTATCAATGTAAATCTCCAGCAACTTGATAAATTGCGATAGAGACAAATTGCAAAACTCAGCACCACGCGCCAAGCGAAGGATATGATCTTGCTTGTGCATACCACCATAAGGGGTGTAATCGTTTGTTTGACTTCTTTTCATAATGAGCGCCTAACGGTTTGCATGAGCGGCGCGAGCCAAGCCGACTAATTTTCGGAGGCCTCTACTGGCGAAGCGTCCGACTCGATGCGTTTGTTAGGCCGCTTTCCCAACGAACGTGCCCTCCATCTCGTGGACAGAACAAACCCGTAGACGCTTCTCCTCTGGGTAATCCTTGATGGCTTTATCAAGCGCGAATTTTGCAGCCTTCTCTCCGGATGATGCACAGACAAGATAATGAGCAACCAATTGGAATAAAATTGTATCTCTGTGGATTTTCACTTCGTATATCATGGAGCCTCTTTTCTGCCGCTGTGCGGCCTAACGGCTTGCGTTAGCGGTTGCCGAATGAGGCAATTAACTCACCCAGCAAAACAAGAAATTTACCGAAGTTCACGCGCAGGCGAGAGCCGTAAGGCAATCCGCTGCACGCTGTGTTGGGCGGCACTTTTACAACAACGAAACCTTGTTCATCAAGCCATTCACAGAAATTATCTATGCCACGCTGCCAACCAATGCACTCTTCTTCGGGATGCTGATAAGTAATGCGATGGAACATACTATACCCATCAGTTACAGCATCACCAATTTCGACAAAGTTTTTAGCATCTGCCATTTTTCAAAACTCCTATCCTGTTGAGCAGTCCGCCCAACGGTTTGCGTTACCTGCGCTGGGTAGCGGCAGGATCAACTTCGGGCGTGGATTCGCCTGACTGCGGAGATAATGTTTGGGATGCCGCAGAATCCCCAGCGTCAGGTACACGCTTTGTTAGGTGCGGCACAAATATCCAGAAGCACCACAGCCATAACTCATACCCGCCAGGGAGATTGAAGAACGATACACGGAAAATCTTTTGCCAACCAACGCGGCGATAAAAGATGTCACCAAAAAACGAGGAATGAAACACAATTTTCATTTAGCACCTAACTATCCTTATCAATCTACTGACTAATAAGGTTCTCCACCGGCATGTTATCCAGCGGACTTTCCACCCCTTTCCAACTTCCGGGGTAGAGCAAGTGCAAATAGACCATCGTGGTTTTGATGCTTTTGTGTCCCATCAGTTCCTGGACGGTGCGGATGTCGTAGCCGGCCCAGAGTAGCTGGCGTTCTTGAACATTGGCAGATGCGGCAAAACTGCTGAAATGCACAAAGCCAACCGCTTCAAGAATTATGGAAATTTTAATAAAGGACTTAAATTCATTGGTCATTTGTATTTAATTATTTTAAAAGTTTAGCATTAATTTTGATTTTTTCATTATTAATTTTGTTAGAATTATTTTGAATTTTTTCTACTATAATATTTATTTCTTTTTCGTCTCTTTCAAAATATAAAATAGATTTACCACTAATTGGTATTTCCATTATTTTTCCATTAATTTCTAATAATTGAGCAACAATTTTATAATTGTCTGGAACAAGTTTTTGTTTTGTGTCCCATTCAATTTTATAATTTTTCCTTTCGGATTTTTGAGAACTTTTGGACGATCCACGAACAGTGGTTATGCTTGGTCTTGTAGATAAAATATCTTGATTTAATAG